GATCAATTCATCGCTAATGCCATTATACTGTTTTACATTTGTGGCCAACAGTTGAACAAAGTCAGTGTCACTGCTTATAATCACATGGTCGTCAGCAGGATGTAACGCAATCCATCTTGCTATGATATCGTCGCCTTCTGCTGTGGCGCACCGTATGACGCTGCAATTGGTTCGTTCTGTCAGATACTGGGTCAAGCTGTCATAGGTCTCCCAGAACATGGCATCTTCTTCTTGTTCTTTTTCTGTGAGTGCCGCCCGGGCCACGGCTCGATTGGCCTTGTAGGGTCGATAGTGGTCTTTGCGCCAGCTGCGCCCTTCTAGAGCAAATACCACGTGATCAGCCGAAAATCGCTGTGCTACCTTGTTGGCGGCCATGAGTGTGATATGCAGGGCGAATCCGATCTTTTCCCAGGTATCCGCTGCTCTGAAAGCACCGTGTCTGGCACGGAAAAACATGTTTGCTGTGTCAATCAGCACATACCGCATATTACCACCTAAACGTATTTGTTGGAGATAATATATTGTAACATAAAACGATGGAAAAAGCTATGGCCATTTTTGCCAAAATGATATGAATTGGGTGCTACTGTTTCGATTCCGGCTGATTCCAGGATCGCATTGTAGGTCAGGGCAGGATCGTATGGTCCGATGTAACTGGAGCCCCAATCCTTTCGATCGGTGATGGCACCAAAATTGGTATTGCCGTTTACAAATATGTGACGTATGTTTTGTGCATCCAGTTCTTGATGGAACTGCCAAATTTCATCATGTGCCTGTAGAGTTTTTTGATTCCAGTCCACATTGATCACAAACTGTCGATAATCTTCCTGTAGTTCTGCTGGCACACGATCTATGCCCGATGCGTTGACTTGATAATACACATTGTCGTACAACCACTCTTCTCTTTCCCAGGTGCTCCACTGTATGATCACCAAGAGGTCGTGCGTGGTATTGGCACGTTCGGCCAACCAGGCTCGTGTGGTACGGATTATACGAGTATTGCTGCTGGCACTTTCGGCATCAAGATACAACGAGGCATTTAGACTCTTGCTCAACTGCTTGGCCCAGGTCACTGCCTGATTGTCCGGATGTGGTCTACGACCTAGATAAAAATATTGGCTATCGTCCTGAGCAAAAGCATGGCGATTCACAGCTTCGGCTCCGGCTGCGTGGCTGTCGCCATTTACATAAAGTATCATTCTTGATAGGCTGGGTTAGGGAATTCTAGTTCAAACACGTGATATGTGGAATTGTCTGTTTTATTTTTGAGGAGTTCTACGGTGCGATATTGCTCGGCTTCGTCAAGAGATTTAAAAATACCACTTCCATACGACGCTGTGCCCAACGTTGTGCCCAATATGGACACCGGCGATATGTATATACCACCATCGATTGTCAGTTTGGTCAATTGATAGACCTTTATGGTTTTTGGCGGTCGTAGGCCTTGCATCAACTGACCTCACTACGACCATCGCCGATATCTTTGCTGCGAATGATCCTGTTGCCATTCATGGCCTGTTCTTGTTCCCAAGTTTCGAGTACCACATTACGACATACATTTTGGAAATAACGATCAATGATTTCACTGTCAGTATCGGTCTTTTTCATCATGTAGCCATGTCTGACCAAGTCAGCTATCATTTTTTCGTTCCAATCAAACTCAAAAGAACCGGCATGGATATTTTCAGGATCTATGTCTACACTTACAATTTTAAAGTAAGGTTCACCACGCTCGGTGGCCAGCTCTTTGGCAGTTTTTTCCGGAGCCTTGGGAGCTTTGGGCGCCCGAGGCTTGGGATCCTCGGTTATCTTGATCACAGCGGGTTTCCGACGGAAACGATCAAATATGCTCATATTATTGAGGCCTAGTATTGCCGTAATGTACCACAGTAAACACTGTGCTGGTCTGTGGTAATTTTCTCCACGGATCCACAATTATGCTGCCAGGTTTGATTTCACAGTAGGGCTGTGTGTCCTGTTGGTCACCGGTGTATTCGTAAGTGATTTTTCTGTTGTGAGCCCAAAGGAACACAGCAGGTGTGCTGACTGTGTCTACCACGTCGGTTGGGTCGTCGCTGAGTGGATCCACATAAACCACGGTGTGACCGGCTTGTTTGACATAGTGCCCGACCAGAGTCGAGTACGAACCGATACAGTATTCCACATCAGGCTTGTAGGCCTTGCCGTGTATCACGATAGGCAATCCGCTGGCAACAGCTTGATCGACCAAGAACAGGGCCAGATTGCGTGCTTGTAATTCTCTAGCATGCATCACAGTATCGAACAGATCGTAACCGATGTCGTATTCTTGGGCCAACCAACGCAGAGCGATATTGTCTCTGGGATGGCAAGCGCCAGCATCGCCCATGCCTGCTGTCATGTATTTGGGTCCCATGATACGCATGGTGCTGCGTGCTAGAGCATTGGTCACAACATCTACGTTGATGTTGCCAATTTTTAACGCAAAGTCCTGGATCATGTTGACCAAGCCGACCTTGGCCGAAATAAATGTGTTGTAGAAGATCTTGATGGCTTCGCATTCGTCCCAGGTTCCGATTTCGTATCTGGGATCGTTCTGCATGATGGTCTTGTACAAGGCAATCAAGTCACCGGCGATGCCGGAAATTTCACCGTCTTCGGTACCGATAATGACCATTTCGGGATTGGCCATGTCCCATTTGACCGAACCCATGGCGATCAGGTATGGATTGTACACAAACTGATGAACCGGATCCAGCAAGGTAATAAATTTTCTGCGGGTGGTTCCTGGCAACACAGTGCTGATCAAGACCACTTTTTTGCTGACACCATTGGCATATTGATTTACCTTGTTGATGGCATCAATTACAGCGTCATGACCAAAGTCCTTGGGCTCCATGTGGCTGCTGGGTACCGAGCCATCGTAGCCTTCCGCATGCGGAGTGGGCACAGCAATAAAGATCCATTCGCTCGCCTCAACCAATTCGGCCATGTCACATACCCGTACAGTGTCGCTGGTTCTGGGCACAATATCATAGCCACGTACTTCGTGTTTTTCTGCCATGACTTCGGCACAATCTAGTCCCAGTTTCCCAATTCCTACAAATCCAATTTTTGCCATGATGATCCTTTGAGTTGTCGTGTATGTAATTTATCGTGATTGATCGCCACACTAGATTTTTTTGTAAACCGGAATTGGGTTCATTTTGTGTAGACTACGAGCACGTATTTGACGATATTTTTCAACGTTTTTTAACTGCTCGAGATTGTCAATAGGCAATTCATTGTTGTCCTGTCGCATGGCCATTTCTAGCTCGGCATAGGTAAGACCTCCCAACTGATCCGAATCGGTCCTGCCATCGTCCCACAGGCCATCTGTGGGTGGTGCATCGATGATGTCTTGCAACACACCCAGTTCGCGGCCCATCTGCCATACTTCGGTCTTGTAACAGTCGGCGATGGGACTGATGTCCACGCCACCGTCGCCGTATTTGGTATAGAAACCCACACCAAAATCCTCAACCCGGTTGCCGGTTCCTACTACCAGGCCCTGCGTGCTTTGAGCAATCTGATACAGGGTCACCATTCTCAATCGGCTACGGCTATTGGCCATGCCCAACAAGTTGTTGTACTGATTCATCTTGGTCTCGAATGTGTCAAACACCGGAGTCACATCAATGATCTCGTGTCGCACATTGTCGAATGTCTGGGTCAACCAGGCACCTTGTTGCATACTGAGATCGTGCAGTTCGGGCCGTTGGCGTATGGGCATGCTGACAGCGATGGTATTTAGGCCAGTCCTGGCGCACAAGGCGCTGACCACGGCCGAATCAATACCGCCTGATATGCCCACTACCAAGGTCCTCATGCCAGCTGTGTCAGCATAGTTTTTAATCCAGGCTGTTATGTTGTCTTGCAAATTCATTGTTTCAATCTCCATATCAAGTGTTCTACATTGTTGTGCCAATGTATTTCATGCTGTATTTCATCCATTGGATGAAATATTATTTCATCCATCCCAACCCGGGTAGCGATTCCGCGATAGGCCCATTCTAAAAATATACGGCGTCCGGATATCGAACAACGTCTAGGCCACAGCACAAATTTCAGTTGCCAGACTGGTGCTTGGTCAAAATAATCAACGGGTAACAAGAATATCAAGTGCCCCATTCGTTTTTAAAAAGCGGCACTTGAAGTCGGTCACTGTAGCGCCACCCACGTTTCATGGCCGCCACGGCCACATTCTTGTTGTTCAAAGTGTATACGCTTTCAACACCACCCACTGGCATGATATACACCGGACCCACAAAATCTGCCTGTTGGAAGCAGTCATATGCACGTTCAGCATCCAGGATGTCCTCCTCGGTGGCCACCACAAACTTTAGATAGCAGGTTCCATACTGCTGATAGGTTCTGACAATTTCTGGTCGGATGGCATCTTCCCAACTTTCACCACTGGCTGGCAACTTGGCGCTGATGCTGAATGTGACTTCGCGATCACCATTGGCCTGTGCCCACTGCCACAGATATTTGCCAAATTCTTCTTGTATGGGTTGGGTACCGTTGGTCTCAAAAGTGATTTCTTTTAATCGAGCCATGGCCGGGTGATCCAACAAATCCATGTAGGCACGTTGCCAACCCAGCAAAGGTTCCCCGCCTGTGATTACCAGGTGCTCGTCTCGCCACTCACCATGTGGCAAGATCTCCATGATACGAGCCACGATGGCATCGGTCTCCAGCATGGGACTGAGATTTTTAAAGTCCGGGTGCCACGACGCATAACTGTCACAGCCTGTGCTGACTAAAGGCAAATCTTCATAACGCTTGAATGGATTTAATTCATGTATAGAGGCCAAGTCATCGGCTTCGGTGCTCAACATAGGACGTGGCATACCAAAGCCCCTACAAGAAAAATTGCAGCCAAAAGTTCGAAGGAACACACTGGGAACCCCCATGTATCTGCCTTCTCCCTGGATTGAATAAAACAACTCTGCTATCTTAATCTTTGACATTTGTATCCTTTATTATTTCTAAGTTTAACACATTAGTCGGTAATTGTAAATTTTTTTGGAGAGTTTTACAATTATCTCCGTGCCATCTATTGTAGTTCGATACAACCGCAATTTTACCACAATGTTCGCACGATTTAGTAGGACGAACAATCCCAGTCATCCGCTCACTCATTTGTTTTTTCCAGTTGTCGGATTTGGGCATCTTACAGCCTTTTAATGCTCCTTGACGAATTTTTTCTTTTGCTTCATCAGATACGACTCTATTCTTTAGTGCTTCTTTTCTTTTTAATATTGTTTCGGCAGAATAAATTTCGTGCTCTTTTTTCCCACGCTTAGCCGCAGCACATTTTTCCATTATGGCAGGATCTCGTTTAACACCTCTTCTTGAATCTGCTTGTTTTTGTAATAATGCTTTGCCTTCTGGAGTTTCTAAAAATGCTCGCCGTTTAGACTTCATCATTTCTTTATATTCTGGATCTGCCCATCTTGCTAACGCGGCCTCCTTTTTTCGCTTGGTGCCGTCTTCGGTCATTTTGAGTTTTTTGCCCCAGTTAGGATTTTCAGGGCCTTTCTTAAACTGTTTTAACTTACTTTTCTCGCCAATCTTTTTTTTAGATTCTTCTGAGTGTTTTCGTCCTACCCAAGTGCCGCCTTCCTTGGCATACTTCTCTTTTAACATTTGAGAATAGTGTTTCCTAAATGTTTCATACATTCTACTGGAAATTGTGTAGGTATGATTTACACTGCGTTCCTTGGTAGTCATTTTGTTAATAAATGTATTAAACGCAAATGCCATTTTGCTACCGTATATGCCTTCAAACTTCATTTTCCATAACAATGCGTGAGCAATGTAATGTTCTCGGGCAGTTAGTTGAACTACATTTGATTTGACATTATCGCCGCCAAAACTACGAGGAATAATATGATGTGTTTCTTTATATCCTTGTATAGAGCCCCGTAGTTGTGCTTTGCGTATAAGGTTATTATACCACTTGCTGTATTTGCTTTCTACAAATTTTACAGGCCAGATTATCATCGATGTTAAGCAGAATTAGAATGCGGAACGCACATGTACCTGCCTTCGCCTTGTATGCTGTAAAACAATTCTGCTATTTTGATTTTGCTCATTTGGCCCACCAATTCTCCCAAGGGAATTCAATCCAAGAATCTTCCTCGGCTTTGTTTATTGTAACAGCAGAGTAGGCAATGTCAAGTTCTGATTGACTCGACTCGTTATCGTACAGTACCGCCACTCGAACATTGTGTCCCCATATTTCTTTCATCCATCTGGTATCGTTTGGAAAACAGCCGGACTGCCAATCTTGTTTGATCCAGTTCAATGTAGCACCCGAGTCATTGATGTCATCTACAATCAAGATTTGTTTACGACCATTGTCTGATGTCATGGCATCATCATGATTAGATCCAAAAGCATCCTCTGACATGCCAAAGTTGCTGACACGCTCACCGCCGTCGCGCAAACTCACTTCCAACGGATGCATGGGCACGTTGAGATATTGACTGATCAACACAGCCGGAACAGCACCGCCTCTGGTGATGCCAACCACATAGTCAGGTCGCCATCCATCCAGATGCAGTTGACGTAATATTTCTTGTGTTTGAGATTCGATGTCATTCCAACTCACCAGTATTTTTTTCATTTGCGCTTTGCTTTGACCAATAGATGCCACCCCAGGTATTCTCTCACAGCTTCACGCATGGCATCGGGCATGGCTGCAAACCAAGGCTCCAATTCATATTCACCTTGCTTGTACTTGTCTACATTGTACATGAAACAGTGGTCCTGACGCAACCTCAATATTTCAAATCTGTCGCCCAGTATGTCCGCAATTTCTTCTCGGCCAAAACTTCTGGCATACGGACAACCGGCCTGCGCTTCATATTGGTCCAGCCCTTTGTTGATCATGGCCTGCTTCCACGAATGTTTGGCATATACCATGAATCTGAATTCGCCACCGGGTGCCAGCGCCGCATGCACATTGTCGATGATCTCGTCCAGGGCCGGAAAGTGATGTATCACTCCGTAGCTGTAGATCAAGTCCATGGGCGGTAGATCCACATAGCTGTCGGGGTCGCTGGCATCGCCCACTCGGAATTCGCCTTCCAGTCCTTCTACTTCAAAGCGTTTGCGGGCCAGCTTGGCGCTTTCTTCGCTGTAATCTATAGCGTAATATTCGGCACCGTGTCGTGCAAATTCAGCAGCATCTGATCCGATACCGGGACCAATTTCCAACACACGCTGGCCGGCCCAGCGATGGAATCCGGCAAATTCGGCTATGTGTGGTTCTACTCGAAATCTACGTGCTGATACCTCTTGGAAAAATTCCAGACTGCCAGGTTCGCTCTGCCCGTGTCTGATGTTGCAGGGCTGGTTGTTCCAGTAGCGTTTGATTTTGTCTTCTAGAGTTTCTGGTATCGTCATAGCT